ATGCTTTTTTTGTAAATCAACTTTTTCTTTTAAGGTAAACAGTTGGTTTTCTGTGTCCTTTAAATTATCCTTAAGCTTTGCAGTGTTCTCCTTTAACACTGCGTTCATTTTACTAAACACCCCAATATCAAGTAGGTCTTCAATAACCTCACGACGGTGATGACTGCTAAGTTGCATAAACGGAATAAAGTTGCTGCTACCAAGCACAACAACCTGATGAAAACTCTTATGATTCAACTTTAAGATATTTGTTTCAAGCAACTTTTGATAGTCGCGAGAATGAGATTCCTGGTTGACAAGTATTCCATTTTGCCAAATCTCAAAAATGTTTGGCTTGAGACCACGTATAATCTTGTAGTCTGAAGAGCCCATCTTAAACTCAACAGTCACAAGACAATTTTTGCCATTGATGCTATTGATAAGTTGTGGCTTGTTGATGTTACGATGAGGTTTACCAAAAAGTACAAATGACAGTGCATCAAGCATGAGTGACTTGCCTGAACCATTGTGCCCAACAATAAGCGTTGAACGAGTGCTGTTTAGGTTCATCGTAATTTCATTGTCGCCAACGCTTAAAAAATTACGATAACTCAAAGATGTAAAGATAATCATATGCCGTCAATTAATTGAGATTCAAGATAGAGTTCTTGTAGTTTAGATTTTATGCGGGTCTTATCAAGGTCTGTTTCAATAGCATCAACATAACTGTTTAATAAAGAAGAGGTGTCAGATATTTCAATAGATTCATCATCAATACTATCAGCAGAATATTCTACAAATGACTCAACTATTTTCAAGTCAAATGGCTCACCAGCGTTTATAGAATCAATATACTTATCAAAAGCATATGGATCTTTTTTAGCTGTTACAACTACCTTTATATATGTTCCAGAGACTTCACTTGGTTCAACTAGGGTGACAGGACCAAGGGTGTCGTCATAGGTCAATCTTTTAAAGAGTGAAAGCGGGTTGCGAATCTCTGAAAGTTCACGGGTGTTTGTGTCTAGGATGTGAAAGTATTTGGGGTCATTGCAGTCTGCCCAAGTAATCTCATATGGCACACCAAGATAATGAATGTTGCCACGGCTGCTCTTTGTGTGATAGTGACCAGAGAGAACCATTTCATACCGAGAGAACAAATCTGCTGACATGCCATGACTGACTGCTGGAGCGCCCTTCATCATCTCAAATCCAGCAAGTTCCAAGTGAGCTCCAATTATTGGTGCGTGCGCTTTTTCAATAAAGGCACATGACTCTGCATAATTTTCAGGCGTAATCCATGGCAGCAACGCAACTGAGAGGCCATCATAGTCTCGCACCGTAGGGGACATAATCACATTTACATTCTTACTATGATATTGCAATAACTCAGTAAGGCTACAAAGTGAATTTGTATTTCTAAAAAATGTGTCATGATTGCCAGGAATAATATCCATGGTCATGCCATACTCTTCAAGTTTGTCAAGAAACATGGCTCGGTTACGTGCCAATACTTTGTAGTTAAGATATTTACGATGATCAAAGTAATCACCAAGATGAAGTATCTGAGTAATACCCTGAGCCTGACAGGTCGGAAAAAAGACCTCAAAATAGAACCGCTCAGTGTAATCTATAAAGACGTCGCTACCATTTTTAACACCGGTATGGGTATCAGTAAGTATTGCTATTTTCATGAGATAAAACTGTCAAGAGCACCAATCTTTTGTGATTCTTCTTTGACTTTTTTCTGCGCTCGAGGCTTTTCACTTGTCTCAGCAACTTCGTTACTTTCTTTATAAAAAGCGTCATTACGCTGGCGCATCTTTTCAACAAGTGATTCACCATAGTCTGAATCGTCTTCAAACTCAGCAAAGTTTCCAATGCCGCCTTTTTCGATTAGTAGTTGCTTGATATCAGCCTGCTTCTTTTCTTTTGCAATACGGCGTAAAAATGCATACCATGAAATTTGAGTAAAGTAAGAAAATGCATTTGGATTGCCGGTGCGCGTTGGCTTGTTGATGTCATAATTCATAATAGCCTTGATGCAATTTTCTACTGCATCCATAACCATATCTTCACGATAACTATAATTCATAAAGTTTGGGCTGCGGGACAGCCCATTTGCAATCTTCATAAAACACTCACCAATATAGTTGGTAATTTGTCGAGGTTCTTTGCCATTAGATTTGTCGTGTGTTACGTCTTGAACATATTCAACAACAGCAGTAGAGAAATCTTTATTGTTGACATAGTCATCACCGCGTGATTTTCGTTTTGTCTTTTCAGTTTTCATAGCTTCATTATATACTATATTTTGCAAATGTAAATACTTTTTTACATCTATGTGAATTTTGTTATTTACATAGATTATAAAAGAGTGTATAATAATCTATGATTGTTTGATAGTCATCATACATTCTTCCAACGATCTAAGAAAATATTCCATATTTCTTCGTCAGATTGTGATTCTTCTGGTGGATCAATTTCAGGAATGGGATAATTTAAATCTTCTGATTCATCCAATTCATTCTCATCTGTTTCTTTAGAAGAATTGGACATCAAGTGAAGTAGTCTCTGATATATAAGTGCTTCTGTATATTTACGTTTAACCTCATCAGATGTATCAGATTCTGTTTCAATACTACGATCATAGACAATACAATTTTCACTGTCATTCCCAGCTACAAGTGGTAGCATTACTTGGGTATAGACTCCAGACTTTACAAGTGCTTTTCTTATTTCTAGTGGATAATTTAACTGTATGCCATCTTCATAGGCATGCACAACTTCTCCTATAAGAACTTTACCACTCGACAATGTAAAAACCCGTATATCAAGATCTTTTACTTTTGAATATAAGCCATCAATCATTGCAGTGGTATTTCATATAGTTTATAGTTAAACCCTTCCTTTGCATACATTTTGGTACGCTCTATTGCGTGTTGCAGTGTGTAATTCTTTTTCTTTTTCCAGGAGAAGTTGTCTGATATATCATAGACTGTTGTTGGTCGACCATCATCAGATTTTCGTAGTCCTCGACCAATGCTTTGCAATACACGTATTTGACTCTTTGTTGGCGCAGCAAATATAATCTGGTGCAGATTTTTGATATTGATTCCTGTACTAAACGTACCAACACTCGCCACAATAATTGCATTGTTTTGTGTTTCAGTCAATTCACGTATGTGCTCTCGGTTTGTTGCGTCTACTTCTCCAGACACATAGAATATCTGTCTATCAGAATCACCATTAATACTACTTATAAGTTCAAAAAGAGGTTTGCCATGTTTCTGAACGAGATTAAAGAGTACGAGTGTATTGCCCTTTTGATCGAGTGCGAGATTTGCTATAAAAGAGTTTCGGCCAGTATGAGTCACAATTGCATCTATCTCAGTTTGATAGTCGGCTTTAGAGATTACCTTTTTAAGTTCATCAGCATGATTGCAAACAATACATTTAATTTTTAATGCAGCGAGCGTGTCGTTGTCAATAAGTTCTTTTGTTGTAATTACTCGATGAGTCGGTCCAAAGTTGCCAACAAGCACTCGTTCATTGCACACACTGCCATCAAGTGTACCAGTAGTGCCTATACGATAGCATGCATTTACACATGCAGACATAATTGTGTTTAGACTCTTTGCTTTGAAGAGATGAGCTTCGTCTCCTATGACCATGCCATAGCTTTTAAACCAGGATTTTTGTAATGTAATTGCGCTCTGCCATGTAGTAATAATAACACGAGACTCTATGTTATGCTTTTCTTTGCCTGAATAGATTTTATGCACTTCGCTGTCAACATCAAATGATGAGTCATGCTGTGAATAGTCAGCAAAGTCTTTTGTCATTTGCTCGACCAAACTTGTGGTAGGAACTACAATCAATATCTTTTGATCATAATGCTCTAAAAACCAACGAACACACAGGTAGATGATTAAACTTTTTCCAGAGCCAGTAGGTGATATTACAAGACTGCGTCCTTCTGTGCATGCATGCGTATATGCTCCAAGTTGATAGTCGCGTGGTGTTATCTGCGTTCCACCACCTGTAATATGTAGACTGTTTGCATAGTCTAACAGCGACTGTGATGTTGGCACATCTCGTTCAGTTATGCTAGTATGCAGTTCATAACTATAACCATGAGAGTTTGCAAACTTTAGCACTTCAAACAACAGTCCATATGGCAAGCGACCAGTACGCGAATCATAGAGACGTACTTTGCCATCCCACATCTTATTCCGTACCGCTGGCATAAACTTATAACCTTCAGCATAAAACGTAAAATGTTCTGAAAGCTCCATAAGAATTCCAGAATCATTAGAGACTATTCTCAATGAAGTTTCGTCAACTTTAGTTATGCCTAGGTTTGTCATCAAACGCCTGACGTAAATCGCTTCCAATCTATGATATTTTTAATTGTAGACTGTCTCCACTTTATATTGTCCATAATATCTTTGAGTGCCTCAACAATTGTAGATTGATATTCTATTTGTCCTTGAAGTTTCATAATGTCAGAATCGGTAGAGTAAAATAACTCCATATCACTTTTAAGTGGTTTGCTCATACCAAAGAATGGATCATATTGCCATCCTTTGGCATCCATTTCATCTTTAGTCATCTTACCATTGTAGTAGAGCCATTTATCTTTGCGTAAATGAGCCATAGAGAGCTCTTTCTTTTTGAGATTTAACTTTGCAATGCTATAGAGTTCTAGATATTTAGAATGGAGACTTGCACTTTTGACACTCGTTTCATCTAAATTAATCTCATCAATAACACTATCAGTTTCCCATAATTTAAGTATATCTTCAAGTTGCATCATATATTATATATCTATATCACTCTATAAATTCAAAATAGTCATATCTAAAAGTAACATCTACATAGGCATATTCTGATTCGGTTTGTTGTACATTAAACTCTAGCCCTCCTATATTTGTTGGAAATGCATTTGCAAAACGTACACTGCGAGATATATTGTTATGATTTGTTAAAAAGTGTAACGTCATATCATGGTTAATTAGTGTGTTGGATGATGTATTAGCATAGATCCAATTAAAAATCTCTCGATATGATTCTAAACTTTCATCTATTGCAATGCGCACGGTTAATGGATCATACGCTAATTTATCGCCTGGAACAAACCCTTGTAAGTTTCGAAATCCAGTAGTTACTTCTGGCAATGACACAGCAGGAAAACTTGCACTTATAGCAAAATATTGGGTATGCTTAAAGTCTTCAGCATGTATGTAGAGTTTGAACCCAGTTAACGCTAATAAATTTGAATCTATCATACTATTATTTATGCAAAAAAAGAGGCTATCCTTTCGGATAGCCTCTAATTTTAAGGTTATTACCTATTGCAACAAATTATGCTGCGTTAGTGTAAGTAGAACCACCAATACCAGTTACTGTGAACTTACGGAAGTATGGGTTAGCTTGGTTAGCACCTGTACCGCCGTTAGCTGTTGGGTTACCAGCAAATGGGTTAGCAACGAGACCATAACGCGTCTTGAAGCCAATCTTTGGTTGGAATGTGTCTGGATCAACTGCACGAACCATTGTGAGTGGAACGTATGGGCAATAGAACATACCTGCGTCGTATGCATTTGTACCGCGATAGCCAACAGTTACATAGTCTTCGGATGCGAATGGGTCGATGAACACCTTGAGGCGGCCATTTACCATACCAGCGAATACATTGCCAGTGTCGTCAACATTGAGGTTGGTTGCAAGAGCTGGAGCATAGTCAAGCACACCAGCTGCAGCAAGAGCACTTGCAACATTGCTGCTGCAAAGTACGAAGTTTGCCTTACCACGGCGTGTTGCCTTAGCAACTGCGTTCGCTTCAACTTCAATTTGGAAAAGAAGTGATTTGAACTTCTCAACAGCCCAACGACCATCAGCATCTTGGTCAAGATCGAAAGCACCATTGATGCCAGCAACTTGTGCTTTTGCATTAACAGTGTCGATAACTTCACGGTTGATTTCTGCAAGAATCTCAGTGCTGAGGATGTTTGCAAGTTCTGCTTCTGCATCGAGGCCATGAACAGCCTTAAGGTCTTGAGCAAGTTCCATTGAATATTCAGCCTTAAGAGCGCGTGTCTTAGCAGTAACGGTTGTCTTGTCAACAGTGAATCCCATTTGACCAAAGCCAGTACCAGTTGCACCAGTAGTACGACCAATTTGAACTGTGCCTACAGATGGATCTGGATCAACATAGCTACCATTTACACCATTGCCAGTGAGAGCTTCACCTTGTGCAGTAGTAACTGGACCACCGAATGCAGTGTCTGGCTTGTTGAAGAGAGCTTCAGCAGTATTTGCACCGGCTGCATTTTGATATTGACTGCGCATAGCGAAGATCAAGCCAGTTGGCATGGTCATTGGCTGAACACCAGCGATATCATAAGCAACGATGTTTGGCATCGCACGACGAACAAGGCTGATAAGAACTGGATCCCAGGACTTAACTGCGCCGGTGCCGTCACCGATTGAGTTGCCTTCAGCAAGATATGCAGCTTGTGCATTTTCTTCTCTGAGTGCTTTTTCTTGGTTTTCGAGAAGAACCGCAGTAATTGACTTACGATAGTTGTCCTTGAACTTAGGGGCGTCTTGAGCCTCAAGAATTGGGGCCCACTTTTTTTCTAGTGTTTCTGAATTAAACATAATAGTATTTTTT